ACCAATTCTGGCGCGGTGGGCGAGTCCATCGGCTCGACGTTTACCCGCTACGGCGTGCCCCTGGTCTACCCGAGCAACAACCGGCTCAACGGCTGGCAACGCCTCCACGAAGCGCTCGCACCGTGTCACGGCCACGACCACGCCCCCAAGCCGTGGCTGACGATGCACCCGCGCTGCCGCTACGGCGTGCGCACCCTACCGCTGATGGCACAGGCCAAAGACAACCCGGAAGACATCGACACCGACAGCGACGATCACTTCTGCGATGCGCTGCGCTACCTGCTGATGGGGGGCGTGCGACCGGCCAGCGGGCGCCAGGTCGAGCCGCCAGCGCCGTATCTGTCTTTGAAATGGTTCCGACAGCAATTTCCTGACGAGCCGCGCGGAGTGCTGGCGTGATGCCCACGATGACGACCACCGTTCTGCCGTTCAGCGAGGACGATCTGACGTTCTGGCGCAATGCCTTGGAGCGCGCGCAGCAGCTCAACACCGATACCGTCTCGGCCTGGGACGTGGAAGGCAACCTGAAGCGGTACATGCCGAAAACGGTGATGACCGACACCCAGGCGCCCAACATGGACGTCAACTGTGCCAAGGACTTTGCCGACGTCCAGCGCAAAATCGCCGCCCTGTTCTTCGCCACGCCGACCGTGGCGCTCATTCCCGACGCCGGCACGCCCCCCCCGCCGCTCCTGCTCCACCAAGAGCTGCTGAACCAGATCCTCGGCCCCAAGCGCATGAATTCCAAGGCGACGGCGATCGCCGCCATTCAAGACTGCCTCGTGGCGCTGCAGCCCGTGCCGAGCGAAATCGGCTACACCAACGTGCAAGTGGTGATGGATCGGCAGGTGCCGGTCATGGACCCGATGAGCGGACAGCCGGTGGTCGATCCGATGACTGGGCAACCCCAGTTGCAGGTGCAGCCCACGCCGATGACCGTCTGGGAGGAGTTTTTCTGGACGAAAATCTCGCCCCGGGCGGTCCTGCTGCCCTCTGAGTGGCGCTCGACCGACTACGATGACGCCCCGTGGATCGGCTACCGCTGGCGCAAGCCGCAATCCGAGGTGCGGCGGCACTACAGCCTGACCGAGGACACCCCACTCGCGGACGAATCGCAGGACCTGCCGTATTTCCAGCCCCTGAACGGCCAGAACGGCCCGGACAACAGCGAACCGCAATGCACCGGCGCCAAATTCTGGTACCGGGCGTCCGTCCGCGACCCGAATGTCCTCCACCCGCTGGTGATCCGCGAAGTCGTCCTGATTGACGGCATGGATCGGCCCGTGGTGCACCAGAACCTCACCTGTCAGACCATCGGCCCGGACGGACGGCTGACCGACGACAGCCTCGTCGGCTACCCGCTACACCCGCTGGCGCTGCGCGACCTGACCGATGCCCCCTACGTCGCCGCCGATTGCACCATTACGGCCCCGCTGACCAGGGAACTGAACAAATTCCGCACCCAGATCATCCAGCGGCGCGACGGCAGCAAGCTCGGCGTCCTGGTTGATAGCTCCCGCATCAATCCCGAGGTGCGCCAGAAGATCGGGCAGAGCGATCGCCCCACGATGATCCCGGTGGAACCGGGCGCCCTCGACGCCGGGGCCGACAAGATCATGGCCCAGGTGCCCGCCTTGAACCTCGGGCGGGAATCGTATCTCGGGCAGGACTATATCGAGCGCGATCGGGCGCAAATTCTCGGGATCGATGCCAATCAGGTCGGCGTCAGTGCCACGTCATCACGAACGGCGACCGAAATCACGACCGTGCAGCGTAACGCCGATGCCCGCTTCGAGCAGGAACGCGCCCGCGCCTTGGAATGGTGGCTGGCCGGTGTGCAAAAACTCTCGGCGCTGATTCTGCGCTACGGCGATCAGGTCGCCCTCGACGTCCTCGGGCCGCAGCGGGGCCAGCTGTGGCAGCAGGCCAAGCAACAGGGCATTTTTGGCCGCTACACGTTTGAAATTGTCGTCGATAGCGGCAACTACACCGACGTCAACGAGCGGCGCCGTCAGACGATGCAGCTCTACAACATGACGGCGAAGGACCCGGCGACGAACCATCAGGAATTGCTGCTCCAGATCGCGTCCGAATTCGGGCTGGACCCCTCCCGGTGGCTGGTGACCAAGCCACCCGAGCAGAAACCGGAGCCGCCGACGCTCTCCATCAGCGTGAAGCCCGAAGACCTCGATCCGCGCCTGCCGTCGTATGTCGGCACCTACGCGATTCTCACGGCGGGGGGCGTCAAGGGCCTGCCGCCCCCGGTGCCGCAGCCGATGGCCGCGCCGCTGCCGCCCCCCGCTGAGCACGGTGGCATGAGCGAGCAGTCCGAGATGCTGAACAAGCACCAGATGGACGAAACCGGCGAGCGGTCAGGACCGCCCGCGCCATGAGGCTCCGGAAATGGTGGGTGGAGGTGCGGCGCCATCTTGGTCTGGATCGCTGTATCCGGTGTCAGCAACGCATTTGGCGCCCACGCTTGGAGAACCGCCGCGAGTATCGCGCCACGTGGGTCTATGCGGGGAGTGCTGAGCTGATCGGGCCGTTTTGTGGCGATGCCTGTGCGGACGGCGAGAGTCGGCGGCTGAAGCAGCAGGTGCTCATGGAGGCGCGCATGGCGCGAGTGGCATGACGACGTGCCTGTGCGAGACGTGCGGCGCGGACATCCACATTGGCGATTTTCCGTTCTGTCCCCACGGCCGAGCGAGCGTCCACGTCCACGGCGATGACGTGCCGGGCGGCTTCACCGTCGAAAACGGGTTCTCAAAGCCGCGGACGTTCTATTCCAAGAGCGCCCACCAGAAGGCACTCGCCGCCGAAGGGTGCGAAATGCGCCCCTATTGGCACCCGGGCGACCGGCATCTCACCCGCTGGGATACGGTCGATCTCACCGCCGCCGCCACGCTGCTGACCCGTGGCCCGCAGCGTGTCCGCGAGAAGCACGCTGCCGCAGATGCCGTGATTACCGTCCGCGACGGGGAGCCCCTGCGGCTCAGCGACCTATGATTCGTGCCGTCTCGATGACCGCCGACCCGCGCCCCCTGATTGCCATTTCCCCGCACCAGATTGCGTTCATTCTGGGGATTGAGCACGTCCTGCGCCTGGAACGCCTGATCCTGGTCTGTCCACGCTGCGCCCGCGACGGGTATCGCTTCTTACAGACCGACAACGCCCCGCACGATCCGATCTGGAAGATCAATTGCGGGTGTCATCGGCGCCAGATTGCGCGTGATGCCGCGGTGAGAGGGGTCGCGCCTACAGCGCCGCCCTTACTGGTGGCTGACACGTTCTTACGCCCTTTGGTGCTTGCGGTGCGATGCCCACAGACCACCTGCCTGACCACACCCCTGACCCATCGCGGAGGGACGGTGACGTGTCAGTGCCGAACCCACTGACCGCCTACTGCGACTGGTGCCGGGCCGACCAGCCCATCGCACGCCTGCCCAGCCACACTGACACGTGCGTCATGTGCGGCAAGCCGGTATCGGTCATCATACCCACACCGTCACGGTTTTAGCGTGACAGTCCGCCCGCCGTGCGCGACAGCGCGGCATAGGTACTGACCAGGTTGAGCGCTCTCGAGACGGCGACGACATCCGCAGCACCGGCCGCCCCCGCGGCGACCAGTGCGCCCTCGTCACCGGCTCCAGCCTCATCCCCGTCAGCACCCTCGTCGGCCGATACCCCCACGTCGTTCGCGGAAGCGTTGACGGCGCGGATGGCAGCCTCGGCCCCTGCCGAACCCGGTCCCGCGCCGGACCCTGCTGCTCCGCCGCCCGCTGCCGCGCCAGCGCAGCCAGCAGACGTCCCGTCTGGACCGGAGAGTCGTGCCACACCCGCGCCCGACGCTCAGGCGCGTGGCCCGATTCCGTTCGATCGTCACGAAAGCATTCTCAGGAATGCCCGGACGAAGACGGAAACCGAGGTCACGCAACGGTTTCAGGAGCGGTACGGGCCGCATGTCGCACTTGGAGAACGGATTACCGCCGATCCCGTCGGGACGGTGATTGGGCTGATCGAAGGATTAGCGCAGCATCCGGAACACGGACAGGCGGTGATGAGCGGGATTGCCCGAGCGTTGGGCAGTCGCCGACAACAGGCGTCAGAGACAGAAGAACCGCAAGCCGATCTGACCACTCCAGACGGCACACTGGTCTACAGTGCGCCGCAGCAGGCGAAACGCGAAGCGTGGTTTCGTCAGCAACTGGAAGGGGCGATCGACCAGCGGTTGCAGCCGCTGCAACAGGAACGGGACGAACGCCTCGCCTACGCGAGAGTCGAACAGGCGAAAGCCGATGCGACCAGCCGCATGGAGAAGGTGATTGAACCGTACCGGAAGCTGCTGCCGGACTTTGACAAACACAAGCCGGTGTTGTGGGAGAAAGCCAGTGGCTACTTGCAAGACGGCCACGACGCTCAAACCGCTCTCGGCTTAGCGGTCCTGTCCGTGATCCAAGGCCAAGTGTTGCCCGCGCGTGTGGCGGAGAGTCAACAACAGTTGCTCGCGCAAGCCGTCGCGAAAGCGACCGGCGCGACAACGCCACCGGGAACTGCGCCCTCGGCGCCGGCGAAACGCCCCCTCTCGTTTGAAGAGGCGTTCAAAGGAGTCGGACTGTAGCGCGCCGTTCTCCCGGAGGACGGAATGGCCAACCCCAACGTAGGGCAAGAAGTCGCGGCACAGTGGCAGGCGGTGATCGGCGACAAGCCCGAAGATAACATCTTCAAAGACTTTCTCTTCCTCAACCTGCTCGAAAAGAACAGGCCCGCCTCGAAGTCCGGCGGACGATCCGCGATCGGCACCATCGAGTACGCGGTGAATACCACCGTCAAGGCGATGAGCGATACCGAAACGCTCGACGTCACGCGCGTGCCGGTGTTCGACGAGGCGGAATACACCTGGAAGATCTACGGCGGCGACTTCGCGATCTCGACCTACGAGGAAGCGATCAACCGTGGCGCCAGCCAGAAGATTGACCTGCTCGCGGGCAAAGCGGAAAACCTCCGCTCGTCGATGCGCCGCCAGATCAACTCGGACCTGTTCAGCGACGGCACCGGCTTCGGCGGCAAGTCCCTCGGCGGCTTGCAGGTGGTCGTCCCGGATGACCCGACCACGGGCACCCGGGGCTCGATCAATGCGGCCACCTACAGCTTCTGGCGTTCCCAGCAGACCAGTGGGGCCAAGACCTCGAGCGCCTACGACAACCTGCGCGGCGCGATGCGGACGATCAACGTCGCCTGCTCCACGGGTCAGGGCGATCAGTCGCCGACGCACTTTTTGACCGGCTCGGGCACGGTGAACGGCTACGAGTCCTTGCTGGTCGCCAACGAGCGCATCGTCAGCAAGGAGAACTCGCAGGCCAACGCGGGCTTCGACGACAACGCCTTCATGTTCAAGAAGGCCAAGGTCGTGTGGGATTCCATGTGCGCCGACTCACGCATGTATGCGCTGCGCTTCGGCCAGGACGGCATCCGCATCGCGTATCAGTCGGGCCACTGGTTCAAGGCGTACCCGGCGGTCAACCCGGCGAACCAGCTGATGGATGTCGTCAAGGTCGAAACGATCACCCAGTTGGTGACCTTCAACCCGCGCCATCTCGGCGTGATCACGTCGATCACCTAATAGGAGCGAACGAACATGGCAGGCCAACTCACTTCTGATCCGCAGGGCGCCGGTCAACCGCTCTACGCCTCGTCCTCGACGGCATCTCACGCGCTGGGCGAGCGCCTCGTCACGGCTGACGGGCGTGTCTTCCGCTACGCCAAGGCGGGGGCGTCGGCGCTCGTGGCCGGGAACATGATTCAGGCCCCGGCGCAGATCGCCCACCACCTCGCGCTGACGCCCTCGGCGGCAGCGATTGATGCGACCTCGATCACCGTGACGCTCGGCGCCACGGCGGCGACGGCGGGCCAGTATGCCGGCGGCTGGGCGGTGATTTCCACCACGCCCGGCAACGGCTACGCCTACCCGATCATCAGCAATCCGGCGGCGTCGGCCTCGGCCACGCTGACGGTGCAGCTCGGGGCGCCGCTGCTCGTCGCCCTGACCACTTCGTCGCGGGTCGATCTCCAGGCCAATCCCTACAACGGGGTCATCCAGACGCCGGTGACGACGCTCACGGGCGCGTGTGTCGGCAATGCGCCGTACATCATCGCGGCCTCGGAGTTCGGCTGGATTCAGACGCACGGCCCGTGCGCGTGTCTGGTGGCCGGGACGCCCGGTGTCGGCTTGGCGGTCGTGGTGCCAGCCACGGCGGCTGGTGCGGTCGTGGTGGACGGCGCGGCGTCGGCCACGCCGGTGGTCGGCTACATGATGAGCACCGGTGTGGACGGCAAGAACAACGCCGTCTTCCTCACCATCGACTAACGCTCGGACGGGGCGGGTGCATGGTGCGCTCGCCCCTCCCGACTTTCAGGAACGAGGCCAGATGGCGAAGCAACCCAAGACGTTAGGCGCCGCGATGGTCGCGGCGGAGATGGCCGACGCCGATCCCGACACTTTCGACCAGATGGTGCAGGCCATGCCTACGCTCCCGACGCCGGCCCCGGAGCCAGTCCCGGCACCGGCCCCGATGGGCCTGTCCTCGGATGCGGCGTCCTTGGTCGCCGCCTTGGTCGCGGCGCTGCAGCAGAGCAACGTCACGCAGGCCGAATCCATCAAGGCAGCGGTGACCTTGGCGCGGGCGCCCATGCCGGAGAATGCCGCCGGCAACGGCATGTCCGTCTACGCCCACCCGCTCGGAGACAACGCGCAGCCGCGCACGCCGCTCGCCTGTTCGATGTTTCTCGGCGTCTACAACCAAGAGGGTGTCGCCACCGCCGCGTACGAATACGAGGCGGCCACGCTGACCGAAGAGGAACGGGTGCTGCTGAATCAGATAACGCCCGGTGTTCGACCGCGCATTCAGCGCAGTGACGGGATGCGAGCGATGTGGCGCGTGGTGGATCAACTCGACTCCAACGGCCAGCCGATCCGCCGGATCATCGCCGTGCCGGAGACGTGGTTGAGCAAGGAGCAGTTTCACCAGATGCCACAACTGACGGACGGATTGAAGCAGTTGATCGCGGCGCAGGCTGCGTAAGGGCATCACGAGGTATGACGAGTGACCCGATCGGAGCTGATTACGGCGTGGAGCCAGCGACTCGATAAGAATACCTCGTCGCTCGACGACACGACGAAGGCGCGGGTGATTGCGTTCCTCAACCAGCGGCAACGCCAGCTGCTGACGCTGCCCGGCCTCATGCATCTGCGGAATACGACGGTCACGTTTGCGTCCGTGGCCTCGCAGGCGAGCTACGTCCTGCCGAACATCGCCAAAATCCACCGCATCTACGATCCGACCAACCAGCGTGTGCTGTACGAGATGAGCCAGCAACGCCAGCGGTTGATCGACCCGATCCCGATCACCGGGACGCCGGAGTCGTTCATCTGGCTCGGGCGGCAAGTGGTGCGGACGCACCCCTCGGATGCGAGTGAACTGTTCGTCAAGTCCACGAGCGCCTCGGATGTCGGCACGGCGTATGTGCAAGGCGTCATCACCGGCAACTATCCGCGCACGGCGTCGGTGACGATGAGTGGCACGACAGCGGTGAGCCTGTCGTCGTCGATTACGACCTGGGAACAGGTCAACAAGTTCTACGTCTCGACGGCGGCGGCGGGCACCATCACGCTGCGCGAGGATAGTGGCAGCGGGACGGAACTGGCCACGATTACCATTGGGCAGACCAGCACCGACTACTGGGGTTTTACCCTCTGGCCCACGCCGTCCTCGGTCATCACCTATTCCGCCGACATCGAACGCGCCGTCACGGATCTCGCACAAGAC